CCTTGACCAGCGTTTGTCAGAGTAATGCTAGTGATGACATTGCTACCGCCAACATTACCAATTGTGGCTTCAGCAGTTGCTTGTACGTTGCCAGTTAATTCTTGTGGGGCAGACAACGTAACAGAAGGGGTAGTGACATAGCCATTACCAGCATTTCTGATGCCAATAATGCCTACAGAGCCAATGCTAGATAGGTTTGCCCCATCCCAAGTAAACAAACCGTTGCTAGGGTCACCAATGATGACGCGCTGATTCTTGTATTGGGCGGCAGATACACCAGAAGCAGAGAACGTCCCTGTGTTGGCTACATTGCCAACATTAGCAGTTCCGCTGGTATCTAGCTTGGCGTATTGCGCTCTACCGTTGGCCTCAAAAGCAACAATGTAGTCACTAACATCAATGTTGGCAGATGTAAGGTAGCTAACAGTATTGCCAAACGCAATAGCATTGCCGCTCATGTCCTTGATGCTGGATTGTGCCGGGACAATCTTAATGTTGGCGTGACCAATCGGCATGGCATTCTCAATCCATGCAAATTCGTCTTCCTTAATTGCCGTCCTGTTAGCCTTTGTGTTTAGGCTAGTGAAGTTTTTAACGACAGCATAAGACTTTTTTTGTTCTGCCGCTGCCATGATTAGTACGCTGAAGAGTAAGGGTCTGGAATACGCCGTGTAAACACCGAGTTCAGCACTGCATTAACATGCTTGCCGTACTCTTGTTTGTAAATTTCAGCTTCACCGTAGCTTTGTTCTTTGTACTTGGCTTTGTAGGCCGCATAGAAAGCAACAGGGGTGGTGTATGGGGAAACAATAGAGTCTGTAACGCTTGGGTCTGTTGCAACTAGAGCAGTTGGCATAACCACCGTGTCTAACTCTATGTAATAGCTTTGGTCTGGAACTGGCGAGATGTAAATCTGCCCCTGACCATAAACGCTGTAGCAAATTGGCCTACCAACATAATTTTGCCAGTAACGCAACTGAGCATTAAAGTTAGACCACGGCAGATAGCGCAGGGGAATTCGGCTGTTGCCCCAATACAGATTGACGTTAATGATGTCTAGCGTGTACTGAGCGTTAGGCATTGCCGCATAGGTAATGATTTCCGCATTACTAGAGTATTGAAGCGTTGCCGTACCGTTGGTGAACGGTGTAGACGGGGGAAACGTGCTGCCAGATGCTGGGTATGGCGGCGGGTCAGAGCCAGTTGTTCCGCTTACGGTAACTGCGTAAATAAAAATGTTGCTAAACAGGAACTGACCTGCTGTTACAGCAAGGTTAGCAGACCACGGTATAGCTACAACCCCTGTCGTAGACAAAGGTGTTTGGGTAATTTGTAACGTGCGAAGGCAACCAGTGTCCCTGACTACTCGCTGACGGGCATCGTTAATGTAATCCGTTAACTCAGCGTCAGACCAGAAGTTCCCGTTAGCATCGTGTAAAAGCCGCCGGACTTCCGTAATGTAGGAAGAAAGTGTTGCCATGTGGCTTCCATTTTAGGCTGCCCTTTGATTAACTTTTCCCCCCGCGTGTTTTTCAACACGCAGAGGTACTACGCTAACCGCCGAGGGTAGGGAGCGGTCTTGTTGGGCCGACTGAGAAGTTATTTCAAACTTGTTCAGTCTCTCAATCCCAGAATTTAAGTCTGCATGAGAACGTATCCAACCCAAACGGGCCAGATACGGTTCTTTGTCTTCTGCACCGTAACCAAATACATGTTGTGCAACATGCAGAGGAACTTCTACGGGTTTACCCCTAAGAAATTCATAAAAGACACCACCGTACCCGTCTGTGAGTGCGGAGTCGCTTTTATTGGTTACAAATACAGTTTCGGTCATAGATTCACAATGTCACCGTAAACTATAACTTCACAAGTTGCATCATTGGCAGTAGTTACTTTTACCCACAGAGCGCCAGACGAGTACACGTTAGAAACGGCATTCGCGGTAGGTGCAACGTCTTGAAAAGTAGTTGTGCTTGTAATGTTTGAAAGTTTAGTAGTTGCGAATATAGCATTGGCTTGGTTGCCATCGCTTGACGTAAGAATACTTACGTTAGCGGTGGCAGCACTTGCGTTTGCATTAGCATAAGTGACACGGCGAACTATGTAGCCTGTTCCAGCCACAGACATCACAGCCGCAGCGTTGCTTACCGCATTTAGCGGGACAGGTTGCGAAGTAGCAATAACAAAATTGCCAAATGAGTCTGGGAACTTAGCGCCTACATGGTTTGCGTTCATGTCTGCTCCTTAGGTGTTGAATGTACCGGGAGCGTTGTTGCCTCCGTTAGACGTATACAGAGTCAACGACTGAGTGCTGGTAGTTGCGTTTGCACGAACGTTCCAACCGTCAGAAATAACTGTACCGCCAGTATTGGCTGCAATGTACGTTGTCCACGCATTTGCATTCGCAGCAGTGTAAGCATTCACTTCAATGGTCACGTTGTTCGTGGTTTGAGGAAGAATGTATGCACCAGCGGGAACAAACTGAGCAGACGATGTACCAGCGTTCATCAGGGTTGCGTTACCAATACCAATAGCGGTAATGGTGATGCCTTGCAGATATGCACCAGCCGTGTTGGTAGATGCGTTAGCAAGAAGGATTTTATTTAGAGACAATGACATGTTCTATGCTCCTTACAGCGAGAGATAGTTGTAACCTGTCACCTTGGTCATCGACTTAGGCTTGACGTTCACCAGTTCGGCAATCATCAAAACTGCACCGACATAACCAATCTGCCAGTTCGGGAGTGTGGATTCAAATCCTGTAAACACAAACGAACCTTGCTCATGGATGTAGAGCGACAGGTAGTTGGTGTTGAGGAAGTAAACCGTACCTTCTGGGCAGTAGGGGTCAGGATAGATTGGCACACCGGCAACCATCAAAGCGCGGAAAGCTGCTTGAGGGCCGTTGTTGTCGCCATCAAAGCCCGAACCGGGAGTGATGACATATTGCTCTTGACCTACGAAGTCTTGAGCCAGCAGAGTCCATGTACCAAAGCCGCAAACACCAAAGCTAGGCATCTCAGCACCGTTTTTCACAGTACCAGAAATGTATTGCAAAATGTTTTGACGGGTGGGGTTAACAGAACCGGCAGCGTACTGCTTGGATTTCCACCATGTGTAGGTAGAACGGTTAATGTTACCGTAGGTTTGCAGAGTTGTACCGTCATCCACAGCACCGGGCAGTCCAATGAACTGTTGAGTGTTAGTAGTGTTGTTGTACAAAGCCGTAGCCATTGCGTCCATCATCACGTTGGTGGCATCGTTCATACGAGCCTCAATCAACGGAATAATTGCTGCATCTTGTTGAACTGCGCCTTCCATACCGAGGAACGGTACGGGAGAAATCATCAGTTTCAAGTCAAATTCAGCGTTGTAAGCACCCTGTTGAACTGACGGCTGGGCAAAAGAACCGCTGTAGTCAGACCACTGAGCATTCACAAACTGAGCGCCCTGTACGGGAACAGTTACGGAAGAAACACCGCCAGAGGCTTGCTGACTATTGCTAATCAGTGCTGCCAACAAAGGTGTTGAGTTATAAAGCTGGACAACCAGCTTGGGAATAAAGGCTCTACGAGTTACATAGGTCAGTTCAGTAAACTGATTAGACCCTGTAGCTGGTAGGATGCCGCCGCCAATAGCCATAAGGCCTCCTTACGTCTCGATAGACAAACAATACCCTCTTATAAACCGATTGGGCGAGTGGGCTTACGCAAATCACTCAATGCCCGTGCTGCTTCTTCACGCGCTGCACCTACCGGGTTCTTCCAATACTTGTTAAGGTCAAACTGTTTAACAGGTGACGGGTTGTATCCAGAAGAGGTAGGCACTGCGGCTTGTTTCATCCAGTTGTGATACTGGGCTGCTGTTTCATGGTTTGTGATACCTTGTTCCAGCATAATCTTTTCTACGTCCCTGACTTCCTCTTCAGAAGAGATAAGTCCCTTCTTCACAAGAGAATTACGGCGGCTCTGCAATTCTGCAATTGCATCACGCTCACGCAACTTTGCTTCTAAGGCTTGTACACGCTGCTCTGACTGATTGACAGCATTGCGCGTAAAGTCTTCCATCTCAAGTTCTGGAATAGGAAGGTCTGGTTTAACCTTCTTGGTCATCCGCAAGAACTCTTTACGAGTCTCAGGATTCTCAGCCAGCATTTGCGACAGGGAAGCCAGTTCATCACGGGCTTCTAAAGATACGTTTTCAAGTGACATAGTGTTACCCTCTTAATGTCTTAGATTACTTTTTTGCCATCAGCAGGTTTTTGGACAGCCATGCCCGACTTGCCAACTTTAGCGGGGTTGCTTAGACCACCAAGTTGAGCAAAGCGGGGAGTGTTGACCATTACGCCGTTGTTCTGATTGTTGTCAGTAGGACGGCGGGGGGCTGCTGCGCCACGAGGTTTGAATAAATCCATGATGGACTCCTTACATTGGGGGGGGTTGTGGTGCGCCGGGTGAGGGCATACCGGGAATCGGCGCGCTTGCCATTGCTTTTCCCTCTGGGCTTGCGCCACCAGCTTGAGGTAGAGTTTGCAGCATTTGCAGAATCTCTGATTGCTGCAACTCATTGGTTTTGTTCTTGCGTGGCCCCATGAGGCCTGTCAAGGAGCGAATAGCAGCCAATGCTTTTTGGCCTTCTTCAGATTCTGAACCAAGTGCGGGAAGGGACTGCTCTAGCAAGTCCATTGCCATGCCAACATTAATCATGGCAGCTTCTTTGCTGCCCATCTTAGGTTCTGGCGTAGACATCGGCGAGGACATTGGCGGGGTTTCCGCATCCGACATCGCACCAGCGCCGCCGGGTACTTCACCGGGAGGTGGGGCTGGAACAGGCGCGGGAGCGCCAGCACTACGATTGCCTCGCATCAACTCCATCAACTTATCTGACGGTACACCCATAACTAACTCCTTTGTGGCGTTTGTACCACATACAAACACTTTGTCAATAGGTGGCGGTTATTTATCATCCAACCGCCAATGATGTGCTGCTCTAGGCAATCAGGGTTTGACCCCTGATTACTTGCGAGACTTACGTCCTTTACGACCTTTACGCATAATGCGCTCCTTCATAGAGGCGGCCACTTACTTTACAGGGGAAGCAGCCATACCCTTTCCTGACGGAACTTTACCGGCGTGTTTTACGACCGCGCTTGTGTGACTTGTACATGTTTAACTCCAGTTAATTAACTACGAGCGTAGTCACGTTGACTGCGCCCACCACTATTTTTATACCCAACCTGACGGTATGTCAAGCTAGGACTTCCTTCTCGCTTCTGCAAGTTGGGGGTTCCTACCCTTGGCTGGTCTGCGCGGGGCTGGACAACTCCACTCTTAGGGGTTCCACTTGTAGCCATTATTGCTCCTTTGGGGGTGCTTTTTCCTTGGGTGGGGGCTGCTGGGCGGCTTTTTGTGCTGCCTTTTCTTCCATCACCTTCAATCTATCCTTGAGCAATTGTTTCATTGGTGGCTCAAGTAAGTCAAGCAGAGATTCTTTGTCAATGACCTGTGCTTTGAACAAATTGAAGGCCAACTGGCGCAAATCTTCCATAAAGATAGGCGAATTGCTGTGTGCATCCACTTTGACCACAAAATCCTTGGTGAACTGCTCCGCAATGAACGGCGTACCCTTAACATCCTTGAAATGGGTGTTGTCATACGTCTGCATACACTTGAGATACAGAGTAGCCAGCTTTTCTAAGCTATCCTCAATGACCAGCGCCCGTTTCTTGGCACGGCTAGAACCTAGACGGGCAAGTTGGCTGGCGTGACCAGTAGAGCGCACCCCGGATTCGCCCTTGCCTTGGAGGATAGACGAGATACCAGATGCCTCTTCAAACATGGCATCAATCTCACCAATCTCTTTGAACAAGTCAGGCGGGATAGTAGGCGCAAGTTTCTCCACCTTGGCGTTTGGCATGTCAGTTGCCAGCAAGCCACCAGCCCGGTTGAGGGCAAAATTCTTTTCATCCAAGATGCCGGTAAAGCCAATCAGGGCCGTAGGCGGCGATACTTGTTTGCTCAACAAGTCCAAGATTTCAGACATACGCTTGGTGCGTAGCTGCTGCAAGTAAATCAGACGGGCAACTTCAGATGTTCCCCAGAAATAATCGTACTGCGGGTTAGGACAAATTTGGACAAAAGGCAATTCGCCTTTCAAGAACACAGACTCGCCCGGGCGGTCATAGATGATGATGTCAGGCTCTGCTCTGGTGACAACCTGATAGTCATTGGTGTCATCGTTCCACACCCACAACTCTGTCATCTCCACTGTCTCTTCTGCAACAACAGCTTTGTATCGGTTCATGCCGGACAAGTCCAGATTGACGTTACCGTACATGGTTGGGTTGCTGGCAGAGAGAATAATTTTTTCTACGCCGTTAGAAACTTCTGTGCGCTCATGCTGTGTTGCACTGACGCGCTTGACAATCTTGTCCCGGTTGGGATGCGAGTACAGACGGGCATACAACTCTGACTTGGTGATGTAGTACGTCTGGACAATTGCTTCTTGTCGGTCAGTGTACGGACTGTCTTCCCGCAACACACCCATGCAACCCGGCTCCACCATGTAGGGGTGGATACCGTTGTTCATGATTATTTTTACAAA